TCAATGCTCTTACCTCGCCAACAATGACAATATAATAAAACATATGCCCCTTGTTCATCTAAAGACATTTTAAGTCTATTGGGATCACTTATCCAATCACCCGCATAAAATTGAAATGCGGGGGATTGTTCTTGGTTTTCTGATTTTCTCACCTTTTCACCGCCATATAACTAAATTCTTCGGGTGCTAATCTTTTTTGTACTAAACTAATAATATTCCTTGCCTCTAAATTTCTTGCGTATGATCCAAGTTTTCTTATTTCAGTCCCTTGTGCCATTTCGCAATCTTTAGCAAGAAATCCTTTGTAGTATTCGTGTACATCACCCTTTTTGGATTGTTGTATAAATTGTTCTAATTCATACTTTTTCTTTTTAACAAAATTCTCAATGACTTCACCTACGGGGTGCCAATCGCCATTAGATTTTATCATTTTGTCCTCTTTCTGTTTCATATTTATTATTAACTTATGTAAATATATATTATTTCCCATTTTAATTGTCAAGGGGATTATTGACTACTATCTTGTTTGAAGTTGTAGATGTAGGTGTAGTTGTAGGTGAAGGTGAAGGGCTATATTTTGCCAATAGCAAAACGATAGCAAAAACATGGCGGTGCTATAAGAAAATGGTGTAAAATAAGGGCGATTAGAAAACATAACCTAAAGAGAAAGAAAAAAAACTAATCGCCCCTACGGAACAAGACCTTTATTGTTTTGGATTTATGTCCAAATCTGGTCTTATATATTCTATATCAAAATCACCAAGTTTTGCAATCTGATATGCTCTAAATGGTGGAATAACTTTCCATTTAGATACTGCGGGATGTGAAATCCCTAACATTTTTGAGAGTTTTTTACCCCCATATGTATTAACTACCTCTCTTTTCCGTTCTTGTGCTATTTTAAATGTACTAGCCATTATTTAACCCCTCTATTTCATGCTTTAATCCAAGCAAATACCTTGCTTGTTCTCTAGTTTCAATTCCTTCATTCGCCAATTTAAGTATTGCTTCTGCCTTTTTGTAATGATCGGGAATAACACTAGAACGATCAAGATTAATAACCTCTTTAGCTATTCTTTTCTCTTTAGCCGTTAGTTCCTCAATCAGTTCATCTAAAATTGTCGCCATATTGTCCTTTTTTAGTAGTTAATTATTTTTGCAAAATTTAATGTCATATTAACTACAATTAAATATATAGACCTTGACTTAACAAAAATCAAGTATTATATTAATAAAAGTTAATAATAAATAATAAAAAAAGGTAGGTAAAATGACGACTATTGTAGCCACAACGGGTGCTAGTGAGTACCCAAAAGTCCCAACGGGTGTCCATAATGCAAGATGTGTACGAGTAATTGATCTTGGAACACAAAGAAATGATTATGGCGGAAATATAACATTTAAAAGACAAGTGTTAATTATATGGGAAATACCCGATCAAATGAGTAATGACCAACCAATGACAATCAGTAAGTTCTATACTTTGTCTTTACATGAAAAATCTAATCTAGGTATGGATTTAACTTCATGGCGAGGAAGACCTTTTACTGAACAAGAAAAAGAAGGTTTTGATATAACAAAACTAATTGGTGTCCCTTGTCAAATCAATGTAATGCACAATGATAGTGGTAAAGAAAAAGTATCTAGTGTTATGCCTTTAGGTAAAGACACACAGATACACGAACAATACCACGAAAGCATATCATTTAGCATAGATGACTTTCAAAAAGGCCAAAGAGAGCAATTTAACAAACTCTCGGAAGGTATTAGAAAGATGATATTACGATCTAAAGAATTAGACGGAATAGATACTTCTGATATTGGTGATGAAGGTAATGGAAACGATTTGGGCAAGGTACCATTTTAATGAAATATACTAATGCGTCAAATCTCCCTAAAGCAATAGAGAGGGCGGTGGCCAATGATCCCTATGATAGTAGTGGATCAGATATATCAACTACAAGATTGATAGCCCCGCCTCGTATTAGAGTATTGCAAAAAAGGAATTGGGATTTAATTGAAGAGGATATATCCGATAGAGTATTCTCTTTATTAGGGCAATCTGTTCATCATGTTATTGAAAGATCAAAGACTAGAAAAGAAATAGCTGAAAAAAGATTATTTTATAAAGATGACAAGATCACTAATGGTTGGACTTTAAGTGGTCAGTTTGATTTATTAAATAGAGAAGGGCATTTAATTGATTTTAAATGTACATCTGCTTGGTCGGTTGTTTCTGCTTTAAGTGAGGGAAAACCCGAATGGGAAAACCAACTTAATGTATTAGACTTCTTATGTAGAAAAAACCCAAAAGATTTAATCAATTACAAAACTGAAATAAAAGTAAAACGATTATCTATTATGGCTATATTAAGAGATTGGTCTAAATTACGAGTAATGCAATCTGATAACTACCCAAGAAAACAAGTAGTTATGGTGCCTATTCGTAGGTGGACAGAAGATGAACAAGAAAACTATATTAAGGAACGAATAAGAATACACCAAAATGCTGAAAAGGTATCAGAATTGCCTATGTGTACTGCTACTGAAAGGTGGCGGAAAGAAGATAAATTTGCCGTTATGAAATCGGGAAGAAAATCTGCTTGGCGATTATTTGATACAAGACAATTAGCATTGGACTTTCTTAAATCTCAAAATATGGTTGAAGGCAAAGGTTGTAGTATTGTTGAACGATTAGGTGAAGATACAAGGTGCAATCATTATTGTAGTGTAAATCAATTTTGTTCTCACTATATGAAAGTTAATTTCTAATGGCTAAAAAAAAAGATAATGTAGTTAGGCCATTTGCTTATACTAAAGATACTTTAATCATGGACTTGCTTCACAGATATGCCAAACGATCAGAAATTGGTATAGCTGAACACGGCAAGACTATGGTTGAGGCGGATAAACCCGTAGATCAATGGATAGAAGACGCACAAGAAGAGGCATGGGACAAAATAGTCTATCTTGAAAAGTTAAAGCGAATACTCAAAAACCTAAATATTAAATAGAACAAACCAAGAACATAGTATATAATCTGTACTATGCTTAAATTTATATTAGTTATACAATTATGCTATGGTGCTAGTGGTGTATGTTTTAACCCAATGACCAATGCTGATTTTATATATGACGACTATAAATCCTGTATTCTTCAAGGATATGATCAAGGCTCAAAATTTATTAATGAACTAGACGAACAAGCCGTTATGAAATCTAAACCTATAATTAGATTTTGGTGTGAGGAAAAAACAATTAATGAAGAGAAAAAGATTAACACATAAAACTCCTAGCACAAAAGATAGTTTAGGGGTAATTTCCTACCAATTATCTGAATTACATAAAGATTTAGCAAAAAATAGTAAAGATATAGAGGATTTAAAGCACCAAGTATCTATGGGTAAAGGTGGTATAAAAGCAATTTTTGTGATAGGCTCATTCATAGGTTTAATAATAGCAACATTAAAATTTTTAAAGGTATGGTAATATGATAGGAATACTAGCAAAACTTCTACCAACAGGTATTAAAGTAGGTATGGAGATCGTAAAGAATAGGCAACAAACAAAAAGACTTGAAAGTGTTGCCGAAATGAAACACATGGAAAGAATGGCAACAGGCGAGTTAGAATACAAACAAGCCGTTATGAATAATAATCAACAGGGATGGAAAGACGAATTTGTTTTACTTTTAGTTTCGGCTCCCGTGATGATCTTAATTTGGTCAATATTTAGTGATGATCCTGCCATAATGGAGAAAGTAGATAAATTTTTTACACAATTTAATAATATGCCTTTCTGGTATCAAGCCTTGTTTATTGGTGTTGTATCGGCTATATATGGCCTTAAAGGGGCTGATATTATGAAAAAGCCTAAATAGTATGTACGAACAATTAAAAGAACGAATTAAAGAACATGAGGGCTTTGTACCTAGAATATATAAAGATAGTCTAGGATTTGCCACAATCGGATTTGGCCACCTTGTAAAAGAAGGTGAACAATGGGAAGAAGGCAAAGAATATACAAAAGAACAATTAGAATATGTCTTTGATACAGATTTTGAAGAAGCTAAAAAAAATGCTTTATCTTTAATTGGTGATATTGAATTAATTGATGATGCTAAATGTGTCATAATTGAGATGGTATTTCAATTAGGAATTGGTGGTGTTTCTAAATTTAAAATGATGTGGGAAGCATTATCTAAAGGTGATTACGGAGAAGCCTCTTTTCAAATGATGGATAGCCGTTGGGCTAAACAAACTCCAAAACGAGCAGAAAGTCTTTCGACCATTATGAGAAGTTGCAAAAGTTAATTAACTTTGCTATACACTTTACAATGGTATGTTAGTATTTGAAGAAATAATAATAAACTACAATAAACTAGACAAAGAGATTCCTATTGTCCGTGATGTACATATAGACAAAGGAATTGTAACTTACATTGATCCAAAAGAAAAGTTAAAAAACTTGGAAGAATGTAAAGAAGGAAATTGATATGTACAAAAGGATTTTAGTAATAAGTGATTTACATATACCATATCATCATAAAGATAGTTTTGCTTTCTTACGAGAAATTAAGAAATTATATAAACCAGACTTCGTGGTTAATATTGGCGATCTACTTGATTTCCATGCTATATCTATGCACGATCACAACCCAGACTTATATTCTGCTGGTGATGAATTAAAACAATCAAGAATTTATATTAAAGAATTAGAATCCTTATTTCCAGAAGTAACAGAAGTAGATTCAAACCATAGTAGTTTAGTATTTAGAAGAGCATTAAAATATGGAATGAGTAAAGAATTTTTAAAAGGTTATGGTGATTTTCTTGGTACTAAAAAATGGAAATGGGTAGATGATTTAACTCTTACAATGTCTAATAAACAAAGATGTTTTTTTACACACGGAAGATCAGCAGATATTTTAAAAGTATCTCAAACAATGGGTATGTCAGCAGTACAAGGCCATTACCATACTAAATTTGTAATATCTTATTGGGCTAATCCCGATAACTTATTCTTTGGTATGAATGTAGGATGTCTTATCAATCAAAAAAGCATGGCCTTTTCTTATGCAAAGAATTTTAAAACTAGATTTATATTAGGATGTGGTATGATAGTAGAAGGCATACCTAGACTAATGCCTATGGTATTAAATAATAAAGGTAATTGGATAGGTAAGTTAGTTTAGAATATCCAAGCTGATATAATAGCAGATACTATACCAACAATAATAACTTTTTTCATACAAGGATCACAAAGTCCTGTTCTATCTTGTACCCATGTAGCTATTAATTTTATTTTTTCCATTTATACTCCTTAATAAATTATTACTAATCTTCCATTTCCGCCTGCTGTGTTAGTACCTGCATTACCAATACCACTTGAGTAATTAGTAGCACTTGAACCACCAGAAGTTTGATTTGTTCCTGCAGTTGTGCTTCCGCTTGAAACATCTGAATGTCCAATATAACTTGAACCTCCGCCGCCTCCAGCTCCGCCGCCGCCGCCATTATTTCCGTATGCGTTACCATCTCCGCCGCCGCCACCATAGTAGCCGCCGCCACCACCTCCGCCGCCTTGCGAACCACCTGGCTCGTGTCCACCTTGACCACCGCCACCATAAGCGGCAGGTGTCAATCCGTGTCCTGCTCCAGGGTCTCCTCCACCATTACCACCTTGTAATGCTGAACCTGATGTTGGTTGAATACCAGATTGTGTAGTATAATTTATATCTCCTCTATCTCCACCAGCAGATTGTGTACCACCTCTACCATGATTGTTTAATGAAGAATCTTCTCTACCATCTGTACCAGTAGTACCTCCACCTTCTCCACCATTGTTATTATCTCCTGCACCAGCACCTGCACCTGCAATTAATCTTGCATTTCCATGACTAACAGAAGTGACAAATATTCCAGAATATCCACCACCAGAACCACCAGAACCACCATGAGAACCCATTGGGCCACCTTGACCTACAACAATTTTCATTGTTGCACCTGCTGTAACTGCTAATATTCCAGTTGCATATCCACCACCTGCACCATATTTACCAGAATTGGCACTATCTGAACCACCACCTGCACCCCATGCTTGAATTGTAGCTGATGTTATACCAGATGGTACTGTCCATGTTTGGTCTGAACCAGTATAAGTAAAAGCCTGTACGGTTGCGTCTGTAATAACTATTGCAAATTGTCTATCAGAAGTTTTACCCCCTGCTGTTGCTCTTATTGTAAATGTATAAGTAGTATTATTACTAACTCCGTTTGGTGTTCCACTTATAACCCCAGTTGAAGTATTTAAAGATAATCCAGAACCAGATATAACACTAGTTGTTTCAGCATAAGTAACTGTATCTCCGTCTGCGTCTGTTGCTGAAACTGTAACTGATACATTTGTTAAATCATTTCCAGTATAAATTGTTCCTGCGGCTGTTTGCCATGATGGAGCATTGTCAACATTAATTAATCCATTTGTTGATACACCTATTGCTCCAGTAGCAGATGAAAATTTTATTTTATAAGGTTCTTGTGCGTTTAAAAAACTTGATTTAGGAGCTACTGCTGTAACTTGTGTTGCACTATTATATGTAGTTGTTGCGGCATCAAAATTTGCACCTGCATTTCCAACAAATGTTACAGTTCCTCCAGATGAAAAGTTTGTACCAGTAATAGATAATGATTGGTTTCTACCTG